TGTATTCGTTGGTGCGGGAGGAATTTCATAAACATAATCTGTTCCAACCGTACTCACACTGCACAATTCAAAATTCATATTTAAACCGTTAACTAAAGTGCTAAACGGTACTACTGGCACTGTCCCTGCAGGAATCTGTAAAGTATATTCGTCTGTTTTTACCCCAAGAATTTGTGATGAATTAGCTGGCAATCCAACTCGTTGAGTATTGATTAATGCCGCATTAATGATAGTATTATATTGTTCTAGCCAATTTGGGTTGGCAGGATCATTCCATAATACAGGAACATTTCCTAGATTAAATCCATTTAAATCTATGATATTTTGAGTAGTGCGAACACTTGTTACTTTTAAATAACCTTGTGCTTCTAAATTTCTTTTAGGAGTATAACTAACTAAGTTTGCTAACTTGATAACACTATCTCTGCGTTCAGCCGTATCAATGAAATTTTCACGAGCATTTAAGTCATTGCGGAAAGCAAGACCTTGTCCCATGAAAGCCATAACATCAAGCAGGGCGATAAATTCTGAACTTTCAATATAATCATTGAATGTTTCAGGATAATATGCACGTAAGTAATCAATGAAACTTTTACGTAATGTTTCATAGTCGTAGCTACGAAAGTCGGCTTGATTGAAGGTTTGGTAAATGGCTTTCCAGTCATTGACCCCGAATAATGCTGATTGTCTGCTGCTGGTTGCCATAGTTATTCTCTTTTAAGTATTTATCATACCTAATAAACTAGGTTTTTTAGCTTTATTGTAAAACTGCTATATTAGTAGCACTATTAAAGAATACGCTTAATAGATTAGCTTGATTGAAAGGGGTCACAGCCATTTCAACTTCTAGCAATATGCCGTTTTCTTGTGGAAATGCACGAACAGTGTTTAATATAAGTCTGGGATCTTGACTGGCTACTCTGCGTATTTCGTTTTCTAATTGAAATTGCACATCTGCGGTGTTTGGTTCAAATACAAAACTCCAAAGGGTAGTCCCATAGCTAGGGTTTCCCACCTTCTCCCCTTGACGAATATTTAATGCATTGATTAAATCTTGTATAACCAATGGTGCATCAACTAATCCAAATTGGCTCCCTACTTTGTATGGGTTTACTACCGATCCTGTACCAGCAGCCGGACCAGTGGGAAGGTTCGTAGAACGCGGTGTGTAAGCATTTATAGTGCTGAATCCAATGTATGAGGGCATGATGTATTTATGCTGACGTAATAGTTGAGCTTGACGGTAGTGGTTTACCGGTAGTTAGTGTATACTGAGTATTTTGTAATGCTATTACTTTTTTATCCAATTCGTCTATGTTATTTTTAGCTGTTTCAACTGCTTGTTCTAACGCGGGTATAGAAGGATCACCTTGTGGTAAATCTTGTTTAGCTTTACTAAGTGTATATCTTGCATCTGCTTCGGCTTTAACTAAAGCAAAACGAGCATCGGACAATGTTTCAATTTCTTTTTTATTTACATCATATGCAGTAATTTCAGATTGTGATAAGTCTCGCATCGGGGTCGCAGTCAGTCCCGAAAAGTCCGGTACAGGAACTTTCTTGTCACCCAACAAGTTACCGATCTGAGAAGATATTTCACTTCTATTAATTGTATTTTCAGCTACAGTTGGCATTTTTATAGGAAAGGGACTAGCAGTACTTAGTGAATTCATACTTGCTGTTAATGATGCTGCGGCTGCAGGAGATAGCCCAGTTGAAACCAACGATGATAATGGTTGTCTTCCAGATTGCAGTCCTTGAGTTAAATTACTAATTGAGGGTAACCCCGAAACAGCAGGTAATCCAGAAATGTTAGGTATACTTCCAGTTACACCATTTGGTAAACTACTAGGATTACTTAATACTCCGCTCAGTGATGCGCCGGCCCCTGTTAACGCATTGCCGGATAATAAACCTGACAGTGAGCTTGAACCGGACGTTGCAGTACTAATTTGATTTAGTGCTGCACTAGATGCATTTTTAGTTATTGAACCAAGTCCACTTAATGTGTCAGAAATTCCACTAGTAGTTAATGAACTGGGATTTACTATAGATGACAGTGCCGATTGCCCACCTGGTAAGTTGCTTACACCGCTAGCAAGTGCAGATGGGCTAACTATGCCTGACATACCGGGCACATTACTCATCGCTCCTGATAATGCACTCAATCCTGCTTTTACCCCATCGGATGCAACTGCTGCTTCCACTGCAGGTATTTTACCTGTTACTACATCAACTCCTGCGCTATTTAATCCACTCGTAAATGAAGTTGTTAATGGAGTAGATGCAGCTTTGGTGTCAGTTGCCACCTGGTCTAATTTATTTTTTAAATTGATAATTGTTAAGTTTTGCGGAACTCCGGCTTGCAGTGGTTTAAATGAGGCTGATATTGCAGCAAATGCCGAACCTGATATTCTTTTTGCAGTATCTACTAATCCCGATAACCCAGTATTACCGGGTATACTTGACATTGAAGCTGTCATGCCATTAAGAGAAGTAACAATAGAACTTGCGCCGCCGGTTGTGGTTGCTAGCGCAGATGAGAAATTACCTGAACTTATTGCACTTGCTACATTAGATATAGAAGGAAGTGTTGACATTATAGTATATCACCAATATTTGTAGAGTTTTGTAAGAATGCTACAGTGGATTTTACTCCAACATATGCAGCAGCATTTACTATCCCTGCTATAGCTCCCGGTGCTTCATTACCAACTATAGCACCGGTCATCATCATTGCACTTTGTGCCTGTTGAAAATTAATTATCTGTGCTGCTGCTTGTGCAGAAGTATTATTAATTAATGCTTGTAAATTTTCAGCTCCAGGAACACCAGTAAACAAATTATTTGTCATGGCAGATTCTACACTCATTCCCCTTTGAACCAAACCAGTAACCAATGAAGCTGATCCTGGTTTTAATATACCCGCTGCTTCAAGCTGTTGCGGTGTCTTTGCTAGTATACCTATCCCAGCATTAACATTTCCTGCAGCATCTACAATAATACCAGTCCCATTCGCTACTACCTCGGGATACGCAGCCGCTGCTTGTGCTGCTGTGCCGCCGATCATTGCGGCAGTTACACCAGCATTTAATGATTTACTAACTGTTCCAATAGCAGAAACCGTGGCAGAAGTTGCCGCCGTGACTGGATTGTTAGGCGGAAGTCTTGTTGAATTAGCATATGTTTGACTTTGATTATATTGCATTAAAATGCCCTACTACTATTATTATTTACTTTAACATCAACCCCTTGATTTGCACTTGACCAAGGAGAATGAGCAGGAGCACGACTGACAATAGATAACAGATATCCAGGAGCCGCTAACCATCCTTTAATTTTGTCAAACAATGTATCAGTATGAGTTACGATAGGTATCTTAGGTACTTCTACTGGGGTTACTGAAGTTGACCCTGTATTTAAATTTATTTTGCTACCATTAACATACATAGTTCCTGCGCTGGCATAAGAACCCTCACCACTTGCTTCCATACTCATTGAACCATTAACTTTAACTGTATAGGTGCCTAACGTATACCCACTAAAGTTTTTACCTGAACGATAAGAAATATCAGTCTCAGCATTTATTTTAATATTATTAGCTGCTATATTTAAATCATTCTTAGCATTGATATTAATATTGTTATCTGCATGTAAATTTAAATCTCCTTGTGTCCTGATATTTACACTGTTGGTAGCATACATATCAATCGTACCTTCTTTGCCTAATTCAATATAGCTTTGTCCGTTAGCATGAATAATGAACAATGTTTGCCCATCATCACTCATTAATATTTGATGACCTAATGCTGTTCTTAATCTTATTAGTTGATCTTTGCCAACAACATCACCATCATCCATAACAATACTATGTCCACCTCTACGTGATACCAGTTGCAATGATTCAGTTGATGACTTAACTCCATTAGTTAATACATTATTGTCTGTAAAACCACCCTGATAAATTGGTCTACCTGGAGTGCTAACTCCCCAACCAACACGAGAAGGACTTTCACGTAATGCGCTACTTGATATTGGTCCTCTAATTGAATCTCTAATCAAACCTTGTTGAAAATATATAGAAGAACTATAACTATGAATGGGTTTGGGTGCAGTTAAAAACTGTGTACCATTTGTTATGTTAGAGTTGTTTGTATTTAAATTAGTTACTGGTAAAAGTGTTGCTCCACCTAACGCAGCAGCTTCAGCACTATTTGGTACAATATTAGGTGAAGCACCTATTGCAGGGATCATCTGTAGTAATTCGGGTTGTAGAACACTACCGATATAATATCCATAACTTGGATCTCCATTGATAAAGATACAAATAACTGTGCTTCCTATGTCAGGGGGACTATACCACATACCATATGAACTTGGATTTTGAGTATATGTACCATAATCAGTTGATTCGTTACTACCAGATGCAGGAGTTGATCCAAAGAAAGGACTCATGTAACTTACAGTTACCCAGCTTGTGCTATCATCTGGGTTAGGTGCACCAAAGTCTTCTAAATATACTTGAATTCTACCGCCGCGGGTAGCATCAATATTGTTTTTAACAACAGCAAGAGTGGGGGTATTGCGTATTACCCCGCCACCAGAATCTGGTTTACTTGCTGGGAGTTGTCCTCTTGGTTTAAAATAGTCTGTTGCCATATATTAAAAATAGTTGTAATTTACACCACTGTCATCGTCTTGTACCGAACCAGACTTAGTTGGGACAGTTACCGTTGTATTTTCTTGAGCTTTCCCGACTACTGCCATTATAGCTGCACCGTCCCCTGTTCCCATTGGATCACTATAATCAGAGCCATTGTCAGTTGTTGATGCACCAATTCCTGCTCGTGCAGCAGAATCAGCCATTTGACTTTCCCCTGGTTTTCCAATCCCACCCGACGGTCTACCTTCGGCCGCGGCTGTAGATGATGTAGAACCTGCTTTATCATTTGGAAATGTACTCATATTACAATGTAATTCTTGCTCAAATTTACCTTTACTGAAAGTACTAATAACCGTCTGAACCATATAGCTGATCCCGCCTCCTCTACTATCTAACTCTTTTTTTATGGAAGCCGGAAAGTTCCAAAAGTATATTGATTGATTAATACTCAATAATCCTGTGCTATTTTGATAATCTTTTGGTTCTTTGAAGTCAACCTCAATAAAAACTTGTCCGCCGTTTGCATTAATAGTAAACCCGTCTGTACCATAATATTGATTGTAAAATGCATTAATACTACTAGGTGAAGGTTGCATTAAAAAGTCAGGATCCCCTAATATTTTTATCTTTGCGCTGGCATATGTATCAGGATTATATAGACTAGTCATATATGCATTTTGTGCTTGCAATCCCATATTCAACGCACCTTGACTAGGGCTAGAATTTTCTTTACCTATTATTAACGGGACATTCCCACCGCCGCCATATGATGAGGGAGATGTGTCTTTTCCAGATAATGCTACATTATAATATGCATTGTTCATCTGCTGTTCATAACCTATTATTTCACTATTTTTTCCAGTAAACCAATATTCATATCGTTTATGAGGCCCATAATATTTTGTGCCAGGTTTAACATACGGCGCAACTACTACCGGGGTTTCGTATGGTTGAATTATATAAGTTGTTTTGAATACAAAATCTTTTTGACTTTTATCCCATCCTTTATTTGTTACTTCGGCATGCATTGTATACCATCTGATTCTTGATTCATTGGTGTTAGGAACTTGTGGATATTTACCATCGGAGTCAGGAACTTGCGGATATCCACTATTTGATTCATCGGGAATTTCGTCAGATACATACGCAGTTTTTAAAGCATTTAATAAGTAATCACTTTGTAAAATAATTTGATTTACACATTGCAAAATAGAACCACCTTTAGTAAAAGTAATTTGTCTTGCTGAATTATCCGGAGTGTTATTATCTTCTTCAGCAGCAACAGTAGAGTCTGCACTGTTTTTAACATTATTTGTCATGGCCCAAACTCGTTTATCAAAAATATCTTTATTTACAATACTTGCACCCCCGATGGCAGTTTCTGCATCTCCTAACCATTTCACATCCCACTCACTTGCTATTTCAATTGACTTATTGTCAACCAAAGACTGTTGATCTTTATTTAATTTTGCAAGTAATCCTATAGCCTGACCTTGAGTTCCTCTACTGGCGCCTGCTGAGATGCTTTGATGGTCTCCCATCAAAGCATCATACACCGTTGCCCCCAATATTGATGCTCCCATATCTACAAACCCGCGCTTAGTCCCAAACCCGGTTCTTGATGCAATATTAGTTGCGGTAATATCATACACCACTGCTTTTCCATCTATTTTAAAATTCATTTGCTGTATAAAAATATCATAAAATCTTTCATACAATCCTAATGCGTTTCCATTTGGATTCCCATCAGAACTTGGAATTTTTGATGGATCAATTATATAACCATCTTTATCATATCCTAAAAATCTAATACCCAACATAAAAAATTGTCTGGATGGATTCTCTATGTCTTTGAAATTCTTTGATCTAGCCACTTTTGCTAATTCGGTTGATGCATATCTTAATTTTGACAAGAATGAAAAACCGTACGGTTCAGTTATAGTAAACTTAATCTCAGAAATACTAGTTGCACTGCCGGTGTCTTTCCCGGCAATTGCTTGTGTGATTTTTAAATCATCTATGTAAAAATCTAAATCAAATCCCGGAGCACGTTTTTCTGTTTTGTTGTTTATCCCACCGCTTTGAGCAACTAAATATACACCATTTGTATATTGAGTAGCAGATGCATTTGCGCTAGAAGAAGACGGCGGAGAAGTAGTAGCTCCTCTGTCACCTGCGTTACGAAATCGTTGTATTTCTCTTGCATATTCTGATGCATATTCTGATTCTGCTGTCGCTTCAGGTGTATTTGCTCCTGGTACTATGTTATTGATGGCGTTTATGTCTTTTCTACCTGATTGAATAAAGGCATTATACGCATCAGGTGTTATCATATACAAAGATATTTTGTATGTATAACTTGAAAAATTAGCTAAGGGATTTTGAGTTCGTCTGCCTGGTTTATTTGTCGCGGGTTTTGCTGCCGGAGTACCTGCTGTACCTGCTACTGTAGTAGTGGAGGCAATAACTGGTGCTCCTCCCCCCGTTGAGGGGTATGTATTAAATGTATTATTCACCCCTCCTGCTTGAGCCGGATTACGTTGATCATCAGGTGCTAAATTATCAGCCATCTTAAATTCCTAAAACTTGCTTTAACATATCCAGCTTAGGTAAATATATTCCTGTACCAGTAGTAAAATCAAAATACGGGTCTTTTAATCTGTTTGGATTTCTACTTGCAAATACCCACCATAATCTACTATCACTATATAAATCATAGGCTAACGTATCAGGCCTATATTCGTATACGGTAGTTATTTCCCAATAGATATCTGAAGGTTGCATAGGTATAGGCCTATTCACCATAACATCTAAAAAGTTATTATTAACTATTTCAGAAAAATAATATGGACTTGTTGCTGGGTATAAATTATTTGCTGCCATTACCAAATTCCTCCACCTGCTCGTTGTGTTCCTCTTAACAATGCACCTGTTGCATATTCTCTCAAACTAAACTTATTACTAATGTCATTTCTAGTTACTATCGGATTTGCAGTAATGCTAAGACTTATTTTAGTGGGAACATAAGTAGCATCCTTTGTTCCGGTATTAATAGTTTCCCAATTGGGTGGAGATACGGTTGCTCCTGGATTAATACCGTTGCCACCGCTACTCATCCTAACTGCTTGTGCTTGTGCCATTCCACTTTCTCCGGGTTTACCTTGTGCAGGATCGTTTTGTCTATTAACTCCGGCAGGGGTACTAGTGCTTCCCGCTAATATATAGTCAACGTCAGTAGGTAAGGTGTAGGTAAAAGCTGTAATTACCAATGGATGAGCATCAAATTGAAAAGCACCCAATCCACTTAAATAGCACAATGGGGGAGGTGTGCCGTGAGTAGGATTTTGATCTAGACCATAAAACATTTTAGTCATTGACCTGAAGAAATGTATTACTGCTAGTACATATTGTGCTTCAAAGGTATCCTGTGCCGTAAAATCACATCCAATAGTTACGCTATCTACTGCACTACCTCTATATGAGAAGAACTTATAATTGCTATGTGTCAATTCGGTAGCATCATAATTAGCATTATATTGAACTGAAATAGCAGGGGTATACGGGAAGATGACGCCGTCTGTTGCTTGTAGTGGTGCTAATATTCCAGGTGGATTAGCTTTATACAAATATGTTGCACCGGGACTTAAACTTAATCTTACCCGCCAATCTTGTTTTGCTTGAAAGTTTACTACATCTTGTTGTATAGCCTGTGATTGCGTGTTTAATTGTGCATTAGTTAACCCTTGCTGAATACCCAATTCTCCTGCATTGCGTATTGCTTCTTCATTAGCAGCAGCATTTTGTTCTTGTATATTTGCAGTAACTCCAGGATCACTTATCGTCACCGGTCCTGGAGTTGGTACGATGGCAGTTACTGTAGGAACGGGGTTACCGATTGGGTTAACTACTACTGTTGGATTTGCCATATAATCTTCTTATCCTTATAGTATATTTAGCATAAATATAATGCTCTATTTTTACCTTTTCTACAAAAAATTGTTGCTTTTCTGCAACTGTTATGCTATAATCACTGTAGCATAACTATAACACAAGGAGACCCATGTCATTATTACCTGCGCCACGAAAACCCGTTAATTATCTCAATAACAAAGATATACTAAAAGAAATACACGAAAGCAAAACAGCTTATTGTCATTTTGCTAAACCCGAATATCACCGATACGATTTTATTGTAGATATGCCCCAATCTTCAATAGAAGATAGTCTAACATATGCATTTACTCCCGAATCTATGCAACAAGCAAAAGAAACTAGAGCAACTAGGCTTAGCTTAGAAGCAGGGGTAAAAGATTCAGTTGATCCAGAATCTATCCTAGTAACAGATTTAGTATTTCGTGTAATGAATTGGGATCATGTACCAGTAGCACCAAAGGTTCCCCGCAAAACAGTTAAAAAGAAAACAGCAAAAGATATATTTGAATTTGAAGAAGCTGAGCCTGATGAAATCTTTGCGGACTTAGAAGACGTTACTACTAAAGCAGAAGTAGATGACATGGTTCACGTTAAGGTAAACTTCCCTCCATTCCAACATTATAAAATAGATAACAATAACACTTTCTATTGCGTGGGTAAAAGTCATTGGAAAGGTGATTTAGAAACCGGAGCGTTTAGTAAGGATCATGGACAAGTAACAAATAAACTTGCCCGTATGTATATTATGATGTGTGAAAAATATGCCATGAAATACAATTGGCGTGGATATACATACAATGATGAAATGCGTAATAGTGCTATTCTACAATTAACTTATGTTGGTTTACGATTCAATGAAGCTAAAAGTGCTAATCCATTCGCATACTATACCGCAGCAATTACAAATAGTTTCTGTCGTGTCTTAAATACGGAAAAGCGAAATCAAAACATTCGTGATGATATCTTAGAAATAAATGGACTTAACCCAAGCTGGACTCGTCAGGGTCTGGGTGCTGGAATGAGTTCGGTTGTTTACGAAGAATAATTTTACCAATGTGATTGATTTCACATTGACTTTTACTATATACTAACTAGATGACTAATCTCTTTAAAAAAGCCGCTTGCCTAACTGATATTCATTTTGGATTGAAGTCAAATAGCCTACAACATAATCAAGACTGTAGTAATTTCATTGATTGGTTTATTTCTAAAGCCAAAGCAGAAAATTGTGAAACTTGTTTTTTCTTAGGTGACTGGAATCATCATCGGGCAAGTATTAACATACATACATTGCAATTTGGATTGCAAGCATTGGAGAAATTAAATGCTAACTTTGATAGAGTATATTTTATACCAGGCAATCATGATCTTTATTATCGTGACCGCAGGGACATTCATAGCGTTGAGTGGGCTAAACATTTACCAAATGTACAAATTGTCAATGATTTCTTCAGTGAAGGGGATGTTTGCATCAGCCCTTGGTTGGTTCAGGACGATTACAAAAAAGTTCAAAAACTAAGTGGTAAATATTTGTTTGGTCATTTTGAATTACCTAGATTCTTTATGAATGCAATGATAGAGATGCCCGATCACGGCGAGATTAACACAGATCACATGAGGGGCTTTGATAAAGTCTTTACTGGGCATTTTCATAAACGCCAAAGCAAAGCTAATGTTTGGTATATTGGAAATGCATTCCCGCATAACTATGCTGATGCAGGTGATGACGCACGTGGTATGATGATGCTAGAATGGGGACAAGAGCCTGTCTTTCATAGTTGGCCTCGTCAACCTATTTTTCGTGTGCATAAACTTAGCGATATCTTAGAAAACCCAGAAGGCTTGCTATTAATTGACAGTCATGTTCGTGTGCATTTAGATATCAACGTAAGTTACGAGGAAGCTAATTTTTTACGAGAAACATTTATACCTGAATATAAACTAAGAGAGATGACATTGATACCAATGAAAGTAGAACAGACCGAGACAGAAGGTCGCGGGGATTTAAGATTTGAATCAGTAGACCAAATTATCATTGATCAAATCAATAGCATTGAAAGCAATAGTTTTGATAAGCGAATCTTATTGGAAATTTATAACAATCTATGATAATTCTTAAGAATATAACTCTCCGTAATTTTTTATCAATTGGACAAGTAACACAAGCAGTAAACTTTGATAGACAAGAACTAACACTTATTCTAGGTGAGAACTTAGACTTAGGTGGTGATGGTGCTCGTAATGGCACGGGTAAAACCTCACTGATTCAGGCACTATCTTACGCCTTATTCGGTGTTCCTATTAACAGTATTCGTAAAGATAATCTAGTTAATCGTACCAATGGCAAAAACATGATGGTAACACTAGAGTTTAGTGTTAACAGTATAGATTATAAAATTGAACGCGGAAGAAAGCCAAACATCCTACGATTCTACGTGAATAGTGATTTGCAAAAAGGTAATGATGACGCACAAGGTGAGAATAAAGAAACACAAGTTGCAATTGAAAAAGTAATTCATATGAGTGCCGATATGTTTCGGCATATTGTAGCATTGAATACTTACTCTGAACCATTTCTTGCTCTTAAAAATAATGAGCAACGGGATATCATTGAACAACTATTGGGTATCACACTGCTTAGTGAAAAAGCTGAGTCAATTAAACAACAACTAAAGAATACCAAAGATGATATTCAGCAAGAAGAATTCAATGTAAAAGCTATTGAAGAAGCCAATAAACGTGTAAAAGAACAAATTGAATCTACTAAACGTAGACAAAAATTGTGGAAAATGAAACATGATGAAGATTTAGAGCGTCTTGCTATTGACTATCAACGTTTGATTACTATTAATATTGATAGTGAATTACAGGCTCATAAAGATTTGTCCGTCTGGAATGAAAAGAAAAAACAACAAGATGCATACAATGCATTAATTGCTCGTTCAACTGCATGGCAACAAAAACATGACAGTGATATTTCTGTAGCAAGGGTTTCGTACTCACTTAAAAACGAATATGACATTGAAACTGAACTTGAAGCATGGACTAAATTGAATGAATGGACCCGTGAGTCTATCACACAAGATACTCTGGCTAGTACAATTGCTACCCAAACCAAAAGTATAGAAAAAGAAAAAAAATTAATTTCTAAACTTGAAAAAGAGGTAAGGTCATTAGAAGATCATACTTGTTATGCGTGTGGACAAGACTTTCATGATGAGAGTCATGCTAAAGTCTTAACTGACAAGCAAGAAATGTTAACCAATACTCGTTTGCAAGTTTCTGAATTAGCAAATTTACTAGTTGCAAATGCATTACTAGTCAAAGAACTAGGACTGCAACCTACTCCATTGTATAAAACAGAAGCTGAGGCGATTCGTCATAGCAGTGACTTGAGTAACTTAAAAAAAGTTTTTGAAGATAAAAAGCTAGAAGCTAACCCCTTTGCTGATCAATTAGCAGAATATACTATGATTGAGTTAGGGCGTCAGCCAGAAACACATTATGATACTGAATCGCAGGCAATTGAACATCGTAGTAAAGTTGCTAATATAATTAAAGATATTGAACGAAAAAGCGAAGATGTTGATCCATATAATGAACAAATTGCCGAGATGGAAAATCAAGCATTGCAAGAAATTAACTTTGATAAGATTAATCGGTTGACACGTACCATGGAACATCAGAAATTCTTGCTTGATATTTTAACTAGCAAAGATAGCTTTGTTCGTAAGAAGATTATTGACCAAAATCTATCATACTTGAATAGTAGGTTAACACATTACTTGGATAAGATTGGATTACCACATCAAGTAATATTTAAAAATGATTTACAAGTTGAGATTACAGAATTAGGCAGAGAACTTGACTTTGATAATTTAAGTAGGGGTGAACGTAACCGATTGATTTTAGGATTGAGTTTTGCGTTTCGTGATGTATGGGAGAATCTGTATAGTCCAATCAATACATTGTTTATTGATGAATTGATTGATAGTGGTTTAGATACAATGGGTGTTGAAAACGCTATTGCTATTCTTAAAGACATGAGCCGTCGTAGAAAGAAATCTATTTGGTTAGTAAGTCATCGTGAAGAATTAGCCGGACGAGTTCCAAATGTGTTGAAAGTTATTAAAGAAAATGGGTTTACATCTTACAATACCTCAGTGGATATAGAATGAGAATATTAATTACCGGTTCATCAAGTGGCGTGGGACAAGGATTATTATTGGCATTGTCTAGCTCCCATACAGTTATAGGATTGTCCAGATCCGTGTTAGACTTGTCTGTCACGGAACAGGTTTCTAATTTTAATATACCAATCATTGACATGTTAATTAATTGTGCTGGCACTGACATAGGTGGTAAAATAGAATTTACAAAACATAATACTAAAGAAGTTATTGATATAATTAATACAAATTTGATTGCTCCGGTTATATTATCACAAAAAGCATTAATAAAGAATCACCAATGTAAGATTGTAAATATATCTAGTACTAATAATATTAAGTATTATCCAAATAATCTTACATATAGTTTAACAAAGAAATCATTAGAATCGTTTACTAATATGCTTCAAATAGAATATCCCGAAATAAATATTTTAGAAATCAGATTGGGTTTAACTAAAACAAATTTTAATGGTAGTCGTTATAAAGGACATGAAGAACGGTTTAATGATGTATACTCAAACCCCCATCTAACAGTAGATGAAGTTGTTACCCGCATTACAACTGTGCTGTTTAACAATACTGTTAAGTTTATAGAGATTGCGCCATGAAATTAAACTATCCTTGGCAATTATATCATTGGCATTTTGAAGTGAGTGGTAAGTGTACACTCAAATGCCCACGCTGTCCTAGAAATGATATGGCCCCTGTTCCATGGATGAACAAAGAATTAACGTTAGGCTTCTTTAAAAAAGTATTACCACCTGAATTATTAAAGACACATGTTAAACGCATTACACTGTGCGGTGATATAGGTGATCCTATCTATGCTAGCCAATACTTAGATATCGTTGAGTACATCAAACTAAATAATCCAAAAATACATGTTTTTACTATTACTAATGGTAGTTACCGAAAAGCTGAATGGTGGGAGCGATTAGCCGCTATTAGTAATGAGTATGACACCGTTAATTTTAGTATTGATGGATATGACCAAGAGTCTAATAATTTATATCGTATAGGTAGCAATTGGGATTCAATTATGCAGGGTATGGATATCATGTGTAACAAAAGTTCAGCATTTGTATATTGGGCTGCTATTATATTTTCATTCAACCAAGATCGCATAGATGATATTCATAAGCAAGCAAAAGAAATGGGTTGTGACGGTGTTCAATTAACATATAGTACCAAATTTGGCAATACGTCCGGAGAATCATACGGTGGAGAAAATGATACGCTTAAACCTAGACCAGAGTTCATTAGTAAAACATATCGGTATGAACGACATTTCAGAAATATTTCGGGTAGAGAGCAACACAATGCAGATTACATGAATACTAACATAAAGATGTTTGAGGAGATATCAAAAACATATCAAAAATTCATTACACCTATGTGTTCAATTGGTAATCGCGGTTTATATGTAAGCGCAGATGGTGTGATTCACCCCTGTAGTTGGGTAAGTTATCCATATGTGTCTTTAACATCTGCCCGAAAAATTATAAAATTTGAAGATAGTTTTCATCAAGTACATAGAGACAAACTCAATTTAAATGAAAGAACATTAGAAGATATATTGAATGATGATATTTGGTCTCACTTGTTTAACAGTTTTGATGATGAGTCAAAAACGTGGGTAGAGTGTGAGCAAAAATGCAATTGTTCATTGGTAAATAAAGAATATGCTGTTGGGTTTCTAACAAATTAATATATTTTTAAACAAGTAAATTAACAGATAAGTATATGTCTATGTCAAGTCCACAGAAAAACAAAGGATCTGGTTTTGAAAGAGAAATCGCTAAATACTTATCCGATAAGTACGGTGAAAGTTTCATTCGTGCTCCTGGATCAGGTGCTTATGTGGGCGGGAAGAATCAACACAGAACAGAAGTATTACACGAAGGACAGATTCGTTCGTTCAAGGGTGATATTGTACCAGGACAATCATTTATCAAAATGAATGTTGAATGCAAGTTTTATGCTGATTTTCCTTTTCATCTATTGCTTACGGGGGAAAGTAAAGTAATAGATGCATGGATCGGACAACTTATGGATGTAGCTGACCCTAATGATTTGAACATTCTGTTTATGAAGTTCAATCGTAAAGGTCGTTATATTGCGGTAGAAAGCAAATTAACATGGGTTGCTGATAACTTTACTTATTACACATCAAAAAAACACGGAGACTGGATGATTTTTGAATTTGATAGTTTCTTCTTACACAACACTGATTTATTAAAATCATATAGTTCAACCGACACCAAGTCAATAGAAAATAATTCCCAATTAACAATTAATATATAGTAACAATTTGCCGGCTCAGTTTGTGAGTCCTCCTTGAGTTTGTACAGATTGTGCTGTGCTGACGGATTCTGGAGTATGTATGAACAGCAATGTTCATAGAAAACCGAGAAGGCTCTCGTCAAAGCGAACCTTCAATGAGTTTATATCCAATTCTATCTTGCGGATATAGAACATGCGTTGTCGAAGGACCAATTGAAAGACATTGGCAGCTTCACTACAGTCCCAAAAACATTACAGGACAACCGGTTGCGTATAATGTCAGAAATAGGTGATTATACGGGGAATAGATGGCAAAGGTCGACGGTCGTGGCAAACACACTTTTATCCAACGGTAGTGCAAATTTGCACTACCATGGCTCTCAAATCGGCAATATATACTTTGAGCCATTCAAAGTATAAACAATGAAGTACCGTAAAAACAAAGAACGAACGCAGTGAGTTCTTAGATGAACGCTAGTTCATCTGTTATTGAAAGAACCCAAAATTGATAAATGAATATTTATGGCTAGAAAAATGGCAACTGTGTCTTTTTAGTTGTTTCCATATTACTTTCTATTAATTCATTAACTAATTTTCTTTCGTCATAGGACATGTTTAGTACATCTTCATACGAAGCACCTCCCCGCATGTACCAAGATAAAGTTAAAGCAGATTTCTTTATCTCAGTACATTCTTTTTCCATGCCGTCTAGCAGCTTCTGTACACCCTTAGGGTCTAGGTGTAGAAGCCTTAACCGAAAAAATCAGTTTGATTAATTACAATGTCTTGTGAATATTCATGTTGACAATGAATACATTTGATTTTTTGTGGCTCTAGTTTTGATTGATCTTTTAATTTTCCATGGTAATCACGTATGTCTATGTAGATGTTTTTATCGCAATTTTGTAAAAATTCAAGTATAAAATCAGTTTGTTTGACTAGTTCATCGTTGACTTTAATGTATTCAATAGTATGTGATAATAGGTCCATTGTGATTGTAGTAATGGTTACTATCGCTTCATGTGACTTTTTTGTTTTTTCTTCATCCGACAACTCTTGCAAACCTGCAAACATTTTTTGAATTTCAAATTGATGTTTACCGGCATCACTCATTTCTTTATAGATGAGAGGTCTGAATTTAATTTCTAACTCACCTAATTTTAATGGGGTAGAGTAGTCTACTTTTTTGATATTTTGCAGCATGCCAATAAGATTAACTCCGTATGTAGCAGATTCACCACATGCTGGACAAATAGATTCAACTTCTAAGTCATTTCCCTGTGAGCATGATTTGATAGCTAATAGTATAGCATCTACATCAATACTTTTGATTTGCCATGGATCTTTGATTGCGGGAACACAGCTTTTGATTAATTCTACTATAGCAAGACCGTTGTATAAAGCGTCTGGTGTTCTTACTGTGATTTCATCAATTGCCGTCATGGGATAGATAGGTAACTCACCGGTTTCTGACATAGTTAAGACTTCAGGCTCATATCCTTCACCGCCGCTGGGTAATTTCAAATAAATTGACGGTCTACGAAAATATTGCTTTAATGGATTGTTTGATAACATTAGTTGTATTCCTTTGATAAAAAACGGGTATTACCCGATACTAAATACTAAAGATATTTAGTGCCTAAAAAATGGCTAAAATTAAAAAACAGTTTAGGAAATCACAATGAGTTCAGAAGACGAAATTATACGTAAACTAACAAGAATGACAGAGGTTTTGGAATCCATGACCGGTGGATTTTCTTCTGCAACTGATGCAACTCGTAATTTTACTGAGGGGATGACAGAAGCTGCAAAGGCTGAAGCTGAATCAAAAGCGATTGGGGACGCAGCTAACAAGCGCATGGAAAAAGCTACAAACGAAGCTATAAAAGGTGTGGCTAGTTTTGGTAAAGCATTAACTAGTGGTGCAGAGGGAGGCTTTGGTAAATTGAGTGGCGGGATTGAAGCAACAGCACAATCTGTAGCTACACTAGCTGAAGGTTTTGGCAGATTCGGAAAAGTAGTTGCTGGATTGACAATAGCCACTGGTAAATTGCTTACAGCACATATGAAGCAGACTGATGAGATTTTAGCTGCCAGTGATAATATAAAGAAATTGGGTTTTGCTGGAGAGCAATCATCTAAAACTATCTTTGACCTGGCACAGAATGCCAAAACTTCAACCACTAAGTTAGCCGAAGCAATGAAAAGAACCCAAGGAGGGTTAATAACATTTGGTGATGATTTTGGTAAGGGCGCAGTAAAATTTGGTGAGATGATTGCTGTCACTGACCAGCAGCGTGAAGCATTTCAACGGTTAGGTGTTACTCAGGAAGAATTGATGGGAGGTCAAGCTGACTACCTAGCCTTACAAAAAGCATCCGGGCAATCAATGGCTAGCCAATTAAAAGATACTAAACAGTTAAAACAAGCATCATTAGACTATGTAGAAAATTTAGTAAAACTTAGTAAACTAACCGGGAAAGATGTTGATAAACTTAAACAAGCCCAATTAGCAGCGAATGAAGCAACGGAAGAACTAATATATACCCGTTCAGAAAATGTAAAAATTCGTGAGTTGAAAGCTATGAATTTAGCTGATCAAGCTAAAGCTATAGAAGATCAACAAAAAGCAAGAAAAGAGTTTATAGAAAAGGCTTATTCCCAGTTTGGTGAAGAAACCGGTTCACAATTAGCAAGATTAGCAAGAACCGGAGCATATGACACATATACTAGTGGTTTGGCAAATTTAGGTATTGAAGCACAACAACTCTCAGAAGACCTAAAGAAAGCTAAACCTGGTGCCGAAGTTGATCTTATTTTTAATAAAACTGCTGCCGGAATTTCTACTAAACTAGATATAATTTCCACTGATATGCGAGATGCATTTCAATTTGGTGGTGACACATTACTAAAAGCCTTTGGCGCTAATAATACTTTGTTAAAAGAACAAGTAGTTGCAACCGGAGTAACAGTTGAACAATTAAATGAAGCCAATGTCAAAATAAAATTAGCAATAGGAGATCCAGCTAATCCAACTAAACCTACTGCTGGACCAATATTAGATAACGACCCTGCTGAAATATCAAGAAATTTTCTAACAACATTAACTTTAAATTTAACTAAAGGGCTTGAACAATTAAAATTTGACACTAACCCTTTGGTAAAAGGATTTGATACCACTACAACTGCGGTAACTATATTAGCTGGTGCTGCAGGCATAGCATCCGCTGCTCTTGTTGCTATGGCAGGCGGTAAAGCTGTAATAGCTGGCGGTAAAGCTGTAATAGCTGGCGGTAAAGCTATAGGATCATTATTTAGTAAAGGTGCACCTACAGTACCAGCAGCAACTACAGTAGCAGCAGGTACCACTAAAGCTGCTGCTCCGGCAGCTGGGTCACTTTCAGGTTGGAAAGCAGGTTCTACTGCCGCAGCAGAAGGCGTTGCTAAAGCTGGTGCAGGCGCCGCAGCAGAAAGTGCTGCTAAAGCTGGTGCAGGCGCAGCCGGTGAAGCAGCCAAATCAGCAGCTAAAGTAGCAGCCGGTGAAGCAGCACTAAAAACAGCAGGGGCTACGGCAGGTAAATCAATGCTGAAAGCTCTTCCTGTTGTAGGATCTATTCTTAGTGTTGCTTCTGCGTTTGGAAGAATAAGTTCAGGAGATTATATTGGTGCTGCATTGGAGGGAGGAGCGGCGGTTGCAGCCCTTGTACCGGGACCCGGTACTGCTATAGCATTAGCATTAACTGGGGCTGCCGGTGCTAAAGATGTATATACCGCATTAAATCCAGACTTAGCCAAAGTTCCTGAATCTGTGCCAGCAGAGCCACCAAAGTCAGTTGCACAACCTACAGCTCCAGAAGTACCCAAGCAAGTACAAGTACCCGGGGAAGCGGGTCGCGGAGCAGCAGCACCGGCAGCAGCAGCACCGGCAGCAGCAGCACCGGCAGCAGCAGCACCGCCACCTGTATCAACCGCGTCAAGAACTGCAGGTACCATGAGTGCTTACAAACCAAGAGGATCAGTAGTGGCTGCTAAACCAGCAGCTAACTCAGCAACACAAGGATCTGGCGCACCTAAAATTGAAGACCTGTTTACATTTGGGGGACAAACTGGGCAGAGAAGTAACTTTGATGATTTGGATCCTGCTTTCAAAACTAGACTGATAAAGGTTGCACAAGCATATAAAGCAGAAGGTGGTACAAAAATAAATGTAACAAGTGCAGTAAGGGATCAGGAAGATCAAGAAAGAATTTATAAAACTTGGAAAGATGCCGGCGGTGATTTAAAAACTAAGCCGAAGGCAGGCGGGATGACAACACCCGCGTTACCAGTAAGTATGGGCGGCAGACCAAGCGCACATAATGTTGGGAATGCAATTGATGCCGGACAACAAGCCGTAGATATTAATAATAAAATTAAATTAAAAGATTTTGGATTAGTTTGGGGAGGGACATTTAAGGACGCTGACCCGGTTCATATTCAAATGGGATCAAATTTATCAGCCGCAACCGGAGGAATAACCAACGGTCCAAAATCCGGTTATCCTGCAACATTGCACGGTAATGAAATTATAACACCATTGAGTCCTAATAGTATTTTAGAACAATTAGGCAAAACCCCTGCTACAACTGACATAGCAGGATCATCGTCATCATCTACAAGTAACACAATCAAAGAAATTTATTCAATGAATACAGAAATTATGGAATTGCTTGCAGGTAAATTAGATACTATGATTTCAAAACTATCAGATAGTAATGATACCCAATCAAAATTATTAATGTATTCTAGGGTTTAACGCTAAATACTAGATAATATTATGACCTACAAAAAACGTTTTACGAATAAAAGTGGTATCTCTAGTCCAATCGGTGGCGGAAATAGCAATGCCGGCGCTTGGAACGGCAGCCCAGGCCAAAATGGTTCATCAACCGGCGGTTGGAATAACCACGAAATGGGCTATAAAAACTATATGAGTAGACTTCCAGAAGTCTATACTGGTCATCCAAATCGCATTGAACGATATAATCAATATGAAATGATGGACGTTGATGCTGAAATTAACGCATGTTTAGATATCATTTCAGAGTTCAGTACACAGAAAAACGAACATAACGATACACCATTCAATCTAGCATTTACTGAGGATCCAACTCCTCACGAAGTAGAATTGCTAAAGACACAATTACAACAATGGTGTAAACTAAACGAATTTGGAACAAGAACATTTAAAATCTTCCGTAATACAATCAAGTACGGTGATCAAGTATTTGTAAGAGATCCAGAAAACTTCAAACTATTCTGGATTGATAACACTAAAGTTATAAAAGTTATTGTTAACGAAAGTGAAGGTAAGAAGCCTGAACAATATGTTATTAAAGACATTAACATCAACTTACAGAATCTTACAGTAGCACAGAAAACTAATTCAGACTTTGCCGCTAATCCAGCAACTGGTATGGGCGGCACTGGTGGTGGCGGGGCAGGAGGTGGTTACACAGTTCCAGCTATGCCCTATAACACTACTGGTAGTCGTTTTACACTGGGACAAAGTGAAAGTGCTATTGACGCTAAACACATTGTTCATTTAAGTTTAACTGAAGGATTAGATAGATTCTGGCCCTTTGGTCAATCAATACTAGAGAATATTTTCAAAGTTTATAAGCAAAAAGAATTACTAGAAGATGCTGTTCTTATATATCGTGTACAACGTGCTCCGGAACGTAGAATGTTTAAGATTGACGTTGGTAACATGCCAAGTCACTTGGCTATGGCTTTTGTTGAACGTATTAAAAATGAGATACATCAAAGACGTATCCCATCAGTTCACGGTGGGTCGGCTATTGTTGATGCTACATACAATCCATTATCAATGAATGAAGATTACTTCTTTCCAGTAACAGCAGACGGTAGAGGAAGTAGTGTTGAAGTATTACCCGGTGGACAAAATCTTGGTGAAATTGATGACTTGAAATACTTCAATAATCGTTTGGCACGCGGTTTACGTGTTCCAAGTTCATATTTACCAACTGGCCCTGATGATAATACCACTCCAATGAATGACGGTAGAGTTGGAACAGCAATGATACAAGAGTTTCGTTTCAATCAATATTGCGAACGACTACAAAAGTATATGAGCCATAAGTTAGATGAAGAATTTAAGTTATTCTTGCGTTGGAGAGGTTTCAATATTGATAGTGGTTTGTTTACATTAGAATTTAATCCACCTCAAAATTTTGCAGCTTATCGTCAAAGTGAATTAGATACATCACGGGTAAGTACATTTGCTAGTATGGAAGCATTTCCTTATATTAGTAAACGTTTTGCATTAGAACGATTCTTGGGATTAAGTGAAGAAGAAATTAACAAGAATGAGAAGATGTGGCGTGAAGAAAACGGCAAAGAATCAGATATTGAATCATCAAGTAGCGATTTGCGTAACATTGGTGTCAGTGCCGGTGACATTGATAGTGACTTAGAAACCGCTGAAGGGATTGAAAATAACCCAGAAGAAGGTGAACAAGCAGCTGGACCAGAAGTAGTGGGACCAGTTGGTAATGATGCCGGTGGACAGCCTGCACCATCGGCCGGTGGTATGTAAGATAAATAGTATATCGGAAACCAAAATGAAATTGATGGAAATGTTTAATCCCGCGGTAGAAGGTTATCAAGATTTAGCTGCTGATAACAGTAAACCAAAGTGGAAAGAAAGCCGCAAAACAAAACTAACACTAAGACAGATTCGTAAACTTAGAAAAATGTTGGATGTTAGAAATTTTGAAAAATCAAAATATATCAAAAAAGTACATGAACAATATGGCGTAAAGCCAGAAGCAGCACCACAATAGAGTACAACTCTCTATATCTCTCCTAAAAATGCAAAAAATGCTATCTTATTGAGCATTTTTTAATTGTATAGCATAAGTACAATACACAAAGCCATTACTTAGGAGAAACAAACAATGGACCACAAAAAATTTGAAACACTTATTGATTTGATTATCAATGAGAATGAAGAACAAGCTCGTGCATTATTTCACGATATCGTAGTTGAAAAAAGCCGCGAAATCTATGAAGATATCATGTCCGACGAAATGGATGAAGGCATGGATCCCGGCGGCCAAGTAGGTCAGATGATGGATGAAATCTCTGCTGAAGAAGAAGGCATGACCGAAGAAGAAGATGAAGAAATTGACTTTGATGACGAAGGTGATGAAGATATCATTGATATTGAAGCCGACGGCGAAATGGATCACTCAGAAGAAGGTGAAGAAGATCGTTTAGTAAGCATTGAAGATAAGTTAGACCAATTGATGGCTGAATTTGAGCAGATCATGGGCAACGGCGACGATGAAATGGCCGATGACGAAATGGCTGCTGCTGATGACGAAATGGCTATGGGCGACGAAGAAATGGCTATGGGTGACGAAGAAGGCGCTATGATGGAAGCAATTACTTTGAAGAAAGTAGCTGTAACTCATGGTGACAACGGTCAAAACACAAAAAGCACAAGTTTACAAAACAGCGGACAGGCTGGAATGGACAGTCGTCCAGTAAAGTTCAGTGGTGCTAGTGAAGCAGTTCCAACAAGTCCTAAAGGACCTAGCAACTTTTACTCAAAAGGTGAGACACAGGTAAAAGATGCTAACAATTGGAAAAATGCTCCAGCACAAAATAATGCTGACTTAGAAAAGGCTCCGGCTCCGTCTAAGTCACAAGCTAGTGGTACAAACACCAAGAGCCCTGTAGCTGAATCACGTAAGCCAGTAAAACGTATTATTAAGTAAGGAATCTGAGAGAATGGCTTTGTATCTCAAGGAGCACTTGACTTTCGACCGTGCAAGCATGGTTGTTGAAAGCGTAAGTGAAGGCGATAAGAAGAACCTTTATATGAAAGGTATCTTCATTCAGGGCGGGGTAAAGAATGCTAACGAGCGTATTTACCCCGTTTCCGAAATTGAATCCGCTGTACAAACATTAAACGAACAGATTACCGATGGTCATTCAGTATTAGGTGAAGTAGATCACCCGGATGACTTAAAAATCAACCTAGATCGTGTATCACATATGATTACAGGCATGTGGATGGACGGTGCTAACGGGTTCGGAAAGTTAAAGATATTACCAACTCCAATGGGGCAACTAGTTGCTACTATGTTGGAGAGTGGTGTCAAACTCGGCGTTTCAAGTCGTGGCAGCGGTAACGTGGACGACATGAACGGAAAAGTAAGTGACTTTGAAATAGTCACTGTGGATATTGTTGCACAACCAAGTGCACCTCAGGCTTATCCTAAAGCAATATATGAGGGCATGATGAACTTACGTCATGGTCATAGAATGTTGGATATGGCAAAAGATGCTCAGGGCAACAAGAAAGTGGAGAAATATTTGAAAGGGGAAGTAATGCGCCTCATCAATGATCTCAAAATTAAATAAAGGGGAAACAGAAATGTTTGATGCTATCAAGCCATTACTTGAAAGTGGACTTATCAACGAGGACGTGGGCCGTGAACTAAACGAAGCCTGGGAATCTAAGTTGAATGAGGCACGTGAGCAAGTACGTGTTGAATTACGTGAAGAATTCGCACACCGTTATGAACATGACAGAATCGTGATGGTAGAAGCCCTAGATAAAATGGTTACAGAAAGTCTAACAACTGAAATTTCTGAATTTCAGATTGAAAGACAAGCAATGAACGAAGACCGCGTACAAGCTAAACAACAATTGCGTGAAAATGCAGTTAAATTCAATAATTTCATGGTTACTAAACTAGCTGAAGAAATTAAAGAACTACGCAGTGAACGCAAACTACAAATGGAAAGTCAATCTAAACTTGAACAATTTATTGTTCATGCATTGGCACGTGAAATTAAAGAATTCACACAAGACAAACAAGCTGTAGTTGAAGCAAAGGTTAAGTTGGTTGCAGAAGGTCGTCAACAATTAGAAAGATTGAAATCACGCTTTGTGAGTGAATCTGCTAAAAGATTGAATACTGTTGTAACATCACATCTTAAGGGTGAATTAGGTCAGTTGAAGGAAGATATCAAGGTTGCTCGTGAGAACAATTTTGGACGTAGAATATTTGAAAGTTTTGCAAGCGAGTTCTCAGTTACTCATTTAAATGATAAAGCTGAAACCCGTAAACTAATGAATTCTCTACAATTGAAAGACCAACAATTAGCTGAATCTATCAAAGTAATTGGTCAATCTAAAAAATTGATTGAAAGTAAAGAACGTGAAGTTCGTATTATTAAAGAGTCTAATCAACGTGAAAAAATGATGAGCGATTTACTTGCTCCATTAAACGAAGAAAAGGCTACTGTAATGAAGGACTTACTAGAAAGTGTGCAAACACCAAAATTGCAAAGCACTTTCGACAAGTATCTACCAGCAGTTTTAAACAGTGGAGCAGAGAGAAAGTCTACTAAGACTACTCTACGTGAAAGTGTTAAAGAAGTTACTGGTGATAAATCTGCCAAAACACAAGAAGTAGATATGGATCAACGTGATAACGTTATTGATATCAAACGCCTGGCAGGGCTATAAAAAAGACATAATTTAGGAGAATATAAAATGTCAAAAGTATTATTAGAAGGCCGTTGGAACGAGACCAAGGATGCCCTGTTAGAAGGTCTAAAAGGAACTCGTCGTTCAACAATGGGTGTTATCTTAGAAAACACCAAAAAGCAACTACTTGCTGAATCTTCAGCCGGTACAACAACAGCTGGTAACATCGCTACATTAAACCGTGTGATTCTTCCAGTTATTCGTCGTGTTATGCCAACCGTTATCGCTAACGAATTGGTAGGCGTTCAGCCAATGACAGGACCAGTTGGTCAAATCCACACTCTACGTGTTCGTTATGCTCAGTCATTAACAGACAATAGTGCTGCTGCAACTAGCGTAGTCGCTGGTCAAGAAGCATTAAGTCCATTCTTGATTGCTCAGGCTTATTCACGTACACCTTCAGCAGGCACAAGCACAAGTTTTTACACAGGTAATGATACTGCTGCTCTTGAAGGTAATGGCGGTAAGCAAATCAGTGTGCAAATTCTACGTCAAGCTGTTGAAGCTAAGTCACGTAAATTGCAAGCACGTTGGACATTTGAAGCTGCTCAAGACGCACAATCTCAACACGGGATTGACGTTGAAGCAGAAATCATGGCAGCATTAGCACAAGAAATTACTGCTGAAATTGACCAAGAAATTCTATTGTCTCTTGCTACTCTAGCTACAACTGAGTACACATACAACCAAGCTACTGTATCTGGTACAGCTACATACGTTGGTGACGAACATGCTGCTCTAGCTGTTCTTATCAATCGTGTTGCTAACTTGATCGCTCAACGCACTCGTCGTGGCGCTGGTAACTGGGCTGTTGTATCTCCGGCATCATTGACAGTATTGCAATCTGCAACTACTTCAGCGTTCGCTCGTACAACAGAAGGTACATTTGAAGCTCCTACAAACACTAAGTTTGTTGGTACATTGAATGGCGCTATGCGTGTATTCGTAAACAGCTATGCACCTGATACACAACCTGTATTGGTTGGATACAAAGGTTCTTCAGAAACAGATGCAGCGGCATTCTATTGCCCTTACATCCCGTTGATGAGTTCTGGTGTTGTTCTTGATCCATCAACATTCGAACCAGTCGTGTCATTTATGACTCGTTATGGGTACATAGAGCTAACTAATACGGCCTCATCGTTCGGCAATGCTGCCGATTATGTTGGTGAAATTGCCGTACAAAATCTCACCTTTCAGTGAAATTGGGTACATCCGATTGTCTTTAGGGACAATCACCAATCAAAAGCGCACTTCGGTGCGCTTTTTTTGTGTTAAAATAGTAGAATGTTAAGTATTAGACTAAATACTATTATGATTGAAAACAAATATACCAAACTTTATTACAAGATAACTTCCAATGCGAAGCAACGCATTACTGATGGTTATACCGAACTACATCATATCATCCCTCAATCAATGGGCGGTAGTAATGATAAAGAAAACTTAGTAGAACTAACAGCAAGAGAACATTTTATTTGTCATTGGTTGTTGATTAAAATGACAGAAGGTGAAGATAGAAGTAAGATGTTATATGCACTTAATGGAATGAAAGCAGAGAATAGATATCAACAAAGATACCATACAAAGATTACCGCAAGAGTCTATGAAAAGCATAGAATAGAACATGCAGAAAACCATAGTAAAAGAATGAAAGGTCGTATAGCCTGGAACAAAGGTGTACCGCAAACTGACGAACATAGAGAAAAAAATAGACAGGCGGCATTACAAAGAGCACCTAAGTCAGAAAAAACAAAAGAAAAGTGGAGACAGGCTAGATTGGGATACAAACATAGTGAAGAAACAAAAAAGAAACAGAGTGATAACCTAAAAGGTAAATTAAAAGGTCCGCAATCAGATGAACATAGACTTGCTATAAGTTTAGGTGGCAAAGGTATAAAGAAAGTAAAAACACACGGAGCAAACGTAGCCAAAGCAAATATAGGTAATATCAGCATCAACAAAGACGGATTAGAGAAAAAAGTAAAGAAAGATATACTACAAAGCTATCTAGACCAGGGTTGGCAACTAGGTGGCAAAAAGCGTAAGGTAGCATAAATACAATATCTCAACGGGATGGGAAGAAACACTAAGGGCACTAACGTGCCTTTTTTGTTGGCTATATAGTTACATCGGCGTCAACTGTTATATCTAGTATACTCTTATTTTTTTCTTTCAACTTCTTTTGATGCACTCTATTGCAATTGGCACATAGTGTTAACATATTCTTAACACTTTTGTTTTTCTTGTTACCATCTACATACACCAAATCAAGCTGACAATTATCTTCTGGTAAAAAATTACATTTGTCGCAACAGTTTTTCTTATGCAGTAAGTAACCATACTGTGTGTTGTACATTGCTTTGCTACATTGAACGCAATATTTGTGCCATTGTTTAAATTTATGTTTACTAATACCATTGGGTTTAGCTAATGATATTTTACAGTTTTCACAGAAAGGTCTTGTTGGTTGTTGTGTAAGCATTTTATATTTATAGAAAAAAGATTTTTCTAGTGCTTTTTTTTGTTGGAGTATAGTTGACCAAAATGATAAATATATTATAACAATGGAATATTTATGGCATCAGCACCTTTTAACAGTTTAGGCGGATACTCAGTTGGCATACCTACAACACAAGTAGTTGATAGCAACGGAAACGTTGTATCTAATTTTTTAAATCTTTCTGGTAATGTTTCAGCTAATAAAGTTTATGCAAATAGTTTCTTTTACGCCAATGGCGATCCTTTTAATGCAAATCCAGGTGGTAGCAATACTCAACTACAATTCAATGACAACAATGCATTAGGTGGAATACCCAATGTCACTTGGAATGGTAATATATTAACATTAGGTAACATTGCAAATTTATCAATCGGCGGGGGTGTTAATGGTTATTTTTTACAAACTGATGGTGCAGGTAATTTAAATTGGACGGCAGGCGGCAATGGCGGCAATAGTTCCCCCGGTGGAGCTAACTCACAAGTTCAATTTAATGATCTAGGCTCATTTGGTGGTGATGTTGGGTTTACTTATAATAGTACAACCAATACGTTACAAGTAGCAAATACTATAGCCGGAAGTATAACAGCAACGGGTAATATCACTACTGGTAATATAACTAGCTTAGGTAATATAACAAGTACATATTATATTGGTAACGGATCATTATTGACCGGCATTACTACTGAGCTTGCAAACTATGTAATACAAAATGCACAATCAAATATCACTAGTTTAGGAAATCTTGTTTTTCTAAATATTGACGGAGACACTACAAGTTTAGGTAATATAAATTCTTCAGGGAATATTAGTGGTGGTAATCTTAATGCAGGATCAAATGTAACTACCGGAAATGCGTCAATCACAAATAAGATTACAGTTGGTGGTAATTTAACTATAAATTCAGCAGCATCGTTCAGACTAGCCGGCACAATGAATACAGCTGGAAGTTCTAATATTAATTTGGGAACTATTTCAAATATTCATATTGCAGGCGGTGTTAACGGTTATGTATTGACAACCGACGGTACAGGAAATTTAAGTTGGGCAGTTGTTGGTGGTGGCGGTGGCAATGGTACTCCAGGTGGTGCTAACACACAAGTTCAGTTCAATGAGTCTGATACTTTTGCAGGTAGCCCATACCTTACTTACAATGATTACACTAGAACCTTGCAAGTTAGCGGTAACTTAATTGCTAACTCAGTACAAGTAGGTGCAGGCATATACAAGTGGTCTACTAGCTTTGTTTATTTTGCGAATACTGCAAATACAGACCCACAACAAATGTTATATTCTATTCCAGTTGCTAATGTTGCAGGGGTAGAATTTCAAATTTTTGCAACAGAACCGGCAGGTCCTAGTAGACAGAGTTCTAAAATTAGCTCATTGTACTATGATAACACTGTGGAATTTACCGAATATGCAAGTTTGTTTGTAAATGGTGGAGTAGGTGATTTTGAAGTAGCTTATGATGGTGGAAATATAATTGTTCCTCCTTCATTAGAACTTAACGTAACACCATACACAAGTAATCCAGTAACTTATAAAATGTTGATTACCGTATTCGCAGGATAACAGATTTTGATAAATATATTAAATAGGAAAATGTAATGGCGGTAAAACCCTTAAATGCAGTAGGAGGTCTTTCAGTAGGGAAAACACCAATTACTATTATATATTCAAACGGTGATATTTTAACTAATAACTTCTCAGCCACCGGTGACTCAAATTTAAATAATATTGGAAATATTTATATTTCTGGTGGTTCAAATGGACAAACAATTCAAACTGATGGCACTGGAAATCTTAGTTTTGTAACTATCTCAAGTATTTCAAATGGTAATAGTAACATACAAGTTCTGGCCAATGCTAATATTACATTCAGTAGTGCAGGCAATGCAAACATTGTTATCATTACGGACACTGGTGTAAATGTCAACGGATATCTAACTGTTACAGGTAATGCTCAGTTTAATAATGCTAATTTAGGTAATCTAGCAACTGCTAACTACGCAAATTTTGCAAACGATATAGTAGTTCAGGGTAATATTGCTAATGCAAATAATATCAGTGTTACAAATAACATAGAAGGTAATACAGCCAACTTCAGTGGTAATGTTACTTCATTAAATGCTAACTTAGGCAACTTGATAACTGCTAACTACGCAAATTTTGCAAACGATATAGTAGTTCAGGGTAATATTGCTAATGCAAATAACATCAGTGTCACTTATGAAATTACAGGT